CTGTACCGCCCACGGTTACAGATGCACCATAATTTGAACTGTTGATACCAGCATTAACGTAATAAGCGTTATTGTTGTATATCGCAAAGTCTGTAGATGCTATAGCACCAGAGCTTGTGTTCTGAATATTAGAGTAAACATATCCATTAAAACTGGCTTGCGCCGAGTTAACAATGTTTGTATCTTGGTAGTTGAGAGTGCCATAGTTAATAGCACCAACTGTAGCGGGATTGGTAATCGACCCAGTAACTGTAACTGTTGTAGCAGTAATAGCGCCGAATGTATTGACAGAAGATACTTTAACAAAATCCCCTGCTACCGAGTTCCAGTAAATAATACATTTCTCGCCATTGGCAACTGTCACGCCTGTTGTCGGGCCTGTTACTCCACGAACAGTAATGGTATATCCACCCGATGTAGAGTTATTGACCACATACATCTTTGACGAGTTAGGAACATTGATATTCCTATTTGCCGTTCTAGCTCCAGTGCAGAGTAACTGCATATACTGGGCAGAGGTAGAACTAAGATTAGTACCTGAACTCGATCCGTTGGTGATGGTAAGGGTTACATCTGCGTCTGTAGTAATCGACTGTGTGCCTGCGACAGAAGCATCAATGTATTGAGTAATACCATTTGATACGTCATCTCCCCATGTACCTGATTCAGTACCTGTGACTGGTAGCGCCAGTCCTAGTAGGGTTGTATAGTTAATTGTCATTCATCACTCCTAAATCTTAACCCAATTGGGGTTTTGAGCATCGTTAATGTTCGTCCAACCCGGCGTTTCTGAATCGTTTATCTGCGTCCAACCTGGTGTCTGTGCGGTGCTAATAGCATTCCATGTCACAGTCTGAGAATCATTGATATTCTGCCATGAAGGAGTCTGGCTGTCATCTATTAAATTCCACAACAGTTTACCAAAAACTGAGTCAGTTATGGTAATTGTTTCACCAATCTGGACGAAAAATATACTGCCTGCCGAGGATACCAAGTCCGTTACCGATACCGTCTCAGACACAGTATTCTGCGCTGTCAGAGTATTGGTCAATGAATCCATCAAAGAGATGGTTTCAAAGATAGCCAATAGACTGGATACCCCAGCGTCTACTGCATCCAACGCCACCGCCGTCTCAGACACAAATAGCTGAGATGAACCCCCCGCAACATAGTTGTCTGTAACAGTTGCTGTCTCACTATCCGTAGCCGTGTAAATAGAACCGCCTACCGAGGTGTCTGTTACTGTAGCCGTCTCAGAGATAAAGCAAGCAAATGTCTGCGTGGTAGATATAGAATCTGCATCTACGATTAGCTCGGATATGAATGTAGCAAACGTCTGGGTAGTACTGATTGAATCTGTGGCAGTTGCTGTTTCAGATACATTGAGTGAATAAATGGGCTGAGAAGATACAGTATCGGTCGGGCTGATCGTTTCGGAAACCGTGTTGACATAGGTCGGTGCGACAGTAACTGAGTCCAACAATCCCTGTCCGCCCCAGTTTGAATAACCCCAAGTGGCTGCACCCCATCCAGTCCCAAGCCCCTCAATGATACTCAGTCCTACTGTAATCGTTTGCAGTACAGAATCCGTGACCGTAGCTGTTTCAGAAACAATAGCATTTGTCAAATAACTAGTCGTGATGGTATCTGTGACTGTAGCCGTTTCACTGATTGCATTAGCCAATACGCTAGAGGCATTTTCTGACTCTGTAGCCGTAGCCGTTTCAGCTATATTTCCATTCAAACTAATATAATCTGTTACTACATCCACGAGAGAAGATGATCCTCCCCAGACTCCCTGACCCCAGGTGTTAGCACCCCAAGTGGCTTGGAATCCTTCGCTAATTGCTACGCTCGATGTACCTGACGGGTACTGGGTAGAGGTAACTGATGCAGTTCCTCCCCAAATATCACTACCCCACGCAACAGAACCCCATCCACCGTTATTGGCGGTTTCAGTTACTGATGCGTTGTAGACAGCCATTAGGTTGCAACAAGCTGATTTTCGCTAAACCATCTGCTTTGGACGATGTTGTTTTCATCAGTCCAAGAGATTAGGTAATAAATGTTACCAGAAGGATCCATCTGTAAAGCCTCAACTGGGCCAGCAGGATCAACAGGTGCGGGTGTGACTTTTACATTCTCACCAATAGTGAATTTAGCGGCCATGATAATCCTTAGCAGTTAGCGGTATAAGTGACGTTCAATGTGTCGCCCGACAGCACAGAACGGTTACCAGTCGTAAAGCTACCAGCAGAATACAAAGTACCTGTAGTGCCTGACTTGGTGTTGCTCGTGGTTAAGAACGCACCTGCAATAGTGCCTGTAGCGTTAATACTAAATGCTGTAGCAGAGGTAGAAATAGTGCCAGTACCAGCAGAGCCAGCCCCACCCCCAGAAGCGCTAGCGGAGCCAAAAGCAGCAGCAGGACGAGTCGATTGAGAATAGCCAACATTTTCTGTCCACCCCGAATGTGAAGACATGGTATCGGCAGCGTTATAAGTGGGGCTAGAAGCGCCATCCACTAAGCCAAGATACCAAGCCGCAGTATAAGAAGTACCTGCAAAATACTTGTTCAACAGGTCAGTTTTACCCACGTTGACTACTAGATTCTTGAATGTATCTTGCCAACGAATAGTTCCATCAGCAGCCGTACAAGTGACTGTATAGTTGCCTGTGACGCTCGTATCTTCAGAGATAGACGAGTTAGACGAAACAGCTACTGCCGCTGCCTCCGTAGGTTTAATGTTTTCATTTTGCATGATAGCTCCTAGTTTGAACTGCGGATTAACGCTGAAGTTGCCGTGTTTGCTGGCATTGTGATGGTAAAGTTTACCTGCGATTTGTCAGATCCAAAATCAATCACGCAGATGGATTTATTGCCTTTGCTCACGTTGTACAACAAAGCACATCTGGCCATCAGATTAGAGTTAGTCCAGACTACATTGTTAAAGTTAACATAGGCTACATAGCCTGACGTATTAACTGTTGCCCCGGTCACTAAATTCCCACCTGCTGTATATCCTGTCCCGGTGATCTCATATGTAGTCGTGTAAACAGTAGTATCAGCGTTTAAACTAGCAAAGCTAGTGTAAAGAGCCATCTTCAGCGTATCAGTCAATAGATTATGAACGCCTTGATAAAGCTCTGCCTTAAAACTGGTTGTTTGGGTTTGGACTATCATTCAACTTTAACCCTTACTTGACCATCACGATAAGCATCACCACGTTGTTTGCCATCACCCAAGTTCTTGAGTAGAGTGATTGCCTGTGTGTATCTATCTTTGTACAAGGCCACCATGTCTGCGTCACCTTTGACATAGGTAATAGCTTCATAAAGCACTGCATTCATGAGTGCCGTATCAAAGTTATCACCCAACCATGTCTCTCCACCAGCGTTAGTAACACCTGTCACGGTTAGTGTAAACCCTGATCCAGAACTTCCTATTGTGGCTGATAACTGATCACCCACGGCGTAATAACATCCTTTGCTGACCAATGTTACAGAAGTGACAACGCCGCTGCTAACAACAATAGTAGCAGTAGCGCTATTGCCAGTCCCGCCAGTAAGAGCAACATTGTAATAAGTGCCATTTGTATAACCAGATCCTGCTGCCGTGATTGTCGTTGTACTCAATGCTGCCTGAATAATTGAATCAGGATAATAAAAATAATGCAATTCTGCGTTGTAGTTTGCATTGGGCGTTGGCCCAATAATGAAGGTTAATTCATTCATGTTCGCAGAGTTAGGGCCAAAGATAGCATAGTATTTTGGCTGTCCTGTGACACTTGGATCTGGATAAGCTTCCCGCATGTAATTAACGTCTTTGTTAATTAGATATAGGAAGCTTCCTGTCGTACCAGTCTGTGGGTAAATAGCCAAAGAATAGGTAGACAAGAAGTCAAACGGGGCGGATAGGTATTGATTACCGGAAGTCAATGTGCCAGTGACGTTCTTCCGCAGCTCTTGAATCTGAACAGTATTGTATATACGTTGTTCAGCCTGCTGAATCATGCGATTCAGATCCACCGTAGGGAAGTTATTCTCTACGTAATCATTAACTGCGGTAACTAACTCACTGTAATACATTATGCCATCGGCCCTCTGGCCATTACGCCTTTAGTTGCTGCACCTGTTCCACGAATCTTGATGCCGCTAGTTTTGACTTCGTCATTGTTGCCAATTGAAACGCCACCGTTTAAAGGTGTCCAATTCTTACGAGTTGGCATATTTACGGGCAAACCAACATCATCTTCGATGTCCATCTTTTTATTGCCTACATGTGGCTCGGCATAGACTTCAGCACTGCCGTTCTCTTTGCCGCCACTCATGTGTGAATACTTGGCCATATTAACCACCTCTTCCAGATTTGTGTTGATAGCCAACTTTGGCCAAATTCCTACCCATTGCCTTCATGGATTCACTGGTAACACCAGCCTTACCGCCTGCGGAAAATTTCTTGCCGCTAGGATGCATACGCTTTTCATGGCCTTTGACTTCTTTCTTGGCCTCAGTGTCAGCAATTTGTTTAACTTCTTTTCTGTCCATAAAACCCCCTAAGATGATGTAATCGTAACTGTTCCAACCGCCGTTGTTGCCACCAAATAATTAGGAGTTAATCCGACATCATTTGCTGAAGCACCTCCAACAGGGTTCCATCCCCATTGGATATCCCTTGATCCACCCGTTGGATAACCACCAAAACCTGTTAGGTTTAAATCTAATCCGTTTAAACCTGCCGTTGTGTATGTGATATCTGGCCTTGGCTGTCTTACAGCCTGTGGATCATCCACCGGATACATCCCCAATTGGAGCTGCGGGTGATCTGGATCCCAGCATTCTTCACAAACTTTCAATTGATATAGTTTAGTCTTTATGACCTCGAACTTCAACTGTTTTAGCTTATACCGCTGGCCACACCGATCACACTCGGCAATAGAATATTTACCGGATGCGAACCTGTTTCCCATTACGTACTGCCTCCGCCAATGAACATCTGACGAGGTACAAAGCGTATCGCAGCTTTCTCACGATCTTCACCAGCCGCAAAATTAAATTGTTCTTCATATTGAGCCTTTAACATTTCTACCCTGCTTTGCAATTCAGGTGTCTTGCTGGCAATATAAAAGGCCAATCCTGACACCAAGGCAGGCAGGAATCTAAAATTCATATCGGGAATCTCTACGCCGTTACCCGCATCCTGTATCCTACGCATTCTCCAATACACAAATGTATAGGTCGTAGATCCATCAGGAGTTGGCCAAACGGTAAAAGCAGGTAGGCGCTGTAGATAAACCTTGGTTGTAGTAGTGTAGGACGATGCTGTTGTATTGTTTTGCGCCCTGAAACAGTTTTCCAATACATTACCAGTAATGTAGCTATAAAAAATCGTTTCTGCCCCCAACAAGACATATCCAAACGCAGGGAAACCAACTGTTGAGGTTAATGTAATTGTGGTATCTGTAGTACTCACGGCGCTGGCCACAGTAATGGCTGCGTTGGATGAGTCATACATGGGAGATGTTTCCCCCGCCGCACGTTGAACCCAAACTTGAATTGGTCTTGCTTGGACTAATTTATTGGGTATCGTGGCATAGGTGCTGATGCTGATCCTTGTAATGTTCAAGTCAGCTTGATTATTCTGCTGGTTGGCATTGGTTCGGATTACATGATCCAGCAAATCAATGGTGTCTTCTGGCAAAGGATATGTGTTTAAACCTTGCTGTAGGGTTACTGTACCTTCATCAAAAGTCCACATATCCAAACCACGGTTTTGCCATTCAATGGTTAGAAAGTTCATTGACCTACGAGCTGTGCGTAGGTCATATCCTGAGCGTAGCTCTCTCCCAGCACGTTCCCACGCTTCTTCTGCAATTTCTGTGAAGTCAGGGGAAAACCCTGTTGTGCCGGAAGTTGTGGTCATTTTGCCGCTCTCATATTGTCAACCAAATTAGGGTAAGGCCTTCCAGCAGCTTTGGCTATTGCTTTTGCCTTAGACTTCTTGGAAGAACTTAGCTTTTTTGGTTTGCCTAAATCTTTAGGACGGGGTTTGTCCCAGACTTCCCCGCCCTCTTTGTACTCTTCAACAGCATTAGGATTATCTTTTCGGATAATCTTTTTGCCTGATGGCATCTTGGAAGGGTTAATAGCTCCCATGCCACGGCTTGCCATCATCTCATCACCCCTTTGGTGAAACCTTTTCTAGCTATACCATCACCACGCTTACTGGCTGAAACAACACCGCCTTTGGCGTAAGCTTGGGTTTTACCGCCTTTGGAGTACTCCCTGCCAGTTCTTGGGTTTCTGGAAGAGGGTTCAGCAGCCAATGATGGATCCATACCCATGTTATTTAGCATTTGCTGACGCATTGCTGGTGTGGCAGCTTTCCATTGGAGCGAATTTTTAAGGCTTGTTAGCCTAGCATCTGGAGGATTGTATGCAGGCCTAATTGGATTATTTGCACTATCCGTTAGTTCTGCATCAGATACAGCGGCCTGTGATGGGCCTGTAGGCTTAGTAGCCGCAGGAGTAACAGGTTTTTTCTTGGCTGGTGCAGCAGGCTTTACTGCTGGTGTTTGGCCAATATTACCTGTGCTGTCATAGTCATTCTGACCTGCGTTTAAAGCTTGATTGCTTGCCAATACATCCGCAGCACTTTGTGTCTGCGTTGGGGCTGGTGCTGCTGGCGTAGCTGGCGCAGTATCTGTTGGAACAGGGCTTGCGCCAGGAATGGTTTTATCGGGCTGATCTTGGCCTTTTGCATAGGCGTACAAGGCAGCCAAAGCTAGAGGCGTAAGATTCATGTTAACCCCTTACTTGGAATAACCACCGCCGCACATTGCTTTGATGTGATCATCATGCAATTTATGGCCTGCTGCGTGTTCTTTGTAATGCTCAGAATGATGCATATGACCTCCAACCATATGTTCTTTAAGATGCTCTTTAGGCATCTTGTGGGTATGATCATGTGGAGCTTTACCGTGGGGGATAAAGGGTACGTGTGCGTCTTTCATGTTGACTCCTTATTTGCGTTTGGGGGATTTAGTGCCAATGTCATTGCCAGCCATCTTGGGCATCATGGCCCGAGTATGTCCTCTTTGCTGAATAGCATGTTCGCCACGTGGTAGATTTCCCTTTTTGAGATCTCCACCTTTTTCCATTTTTGATGGTTGCATACGAGCTTCTTTAATGCTACCGCCTTTGGCAAAGGCTTTGCCGCCTGTAGCCATCTTTTTACGGTACATCACAGCAGCATCACCACCTGTTTCAGAACCATAAAATCCATTTTTCTTCCAGTTAGCGGGTTGCCTACGATCCAAGCCTTGTTGTTTGTTCATGTAATCACGCAGGCTTAAACCAGATTTTTCCAATTCTTCCTTGGTAACAACCTTTTTCTTTGGGGTTGCTGCCATTTTTGGAACTGGAGTAGGCTCCATATCTTGGGCTTGGCTACTGTATTTCTGTCCAGTTTCTTCATCCATATCAGAAGAAACATTAGATCCGTCTTCGCCGTCATATCGTTTTGTTCTCATGATTGATCCTTAAATAGTTCTGCCGCCCATTTTAGGCATTCTTGCTTTGGTATGGCCTTTTTCTTGAACAGTATGTTCGCCATGAGGACGCTTACCACTAGCAGTAACTTTCTTCATGGGTTCACCTAAAGAATATTGACCGGGGACTGAACCGCCTTTGGCAAAAGCTGCTCCGCCAGCTTTCATGGCTTCTTTCAAATGATGATGGGCCATTTTCATATGCTCATGTGGTTGCATCTTAGCCATGCCACCTTTTTTCATTCCCATGCCCATACCGGGAGCTTGTGCCGCCATAGGAGGACGCTTGGCTGCCATCATGGCTGCTAACATTTGAGGGTTAACCCTGCCACCACGTGCCATTCCTTTGGCTTCTTCACGCTCTTCTTTTGCGATTTTCTCAAGCTGTTTAGCCTGACGCATTTCCATTGCTTTTGATTCTTTCATAGATCCACCTTGTTTAAACGAATGGCCTTTATCGGCCTCACTAAAATCTTTCCCCACGCTCTGGGGAACTCCTGCTTTCTTGGCGAATGCTGGATTGTGAGCCACCGCTGCCATGAAATTGTGTTGTTTCTTGCTAGTACTTGGCATATTAAATTACCTTTCCTTTGGTCAATCCTTTGATTGCACATCCATCCGCACAATGCCAAGCCCGAAGACTTTTATTGATGCGGCTATCTGGATCATTTGCAGTTTTTGCCGATGTTAGTTTTGCCTTCATTCCTGACATTCTGGCGCAAAAAGACTTCTTCCTTGATCCGCCCTCGGGTTGGGGAGGCTTTAAATTCATCCCCTCCTTCTTTGCGGATGCCCGTCCCTTGGCGTTTAAACCGCCGTTCGGATTCTTCCCTTCTTTGCGTTGCCATGCTGGTGACTTAGCCATAAGTTACAGCCAAAGAAGTTAAAGTTGTACCAACAACATAAATACCATTTTGACAAAGAAGACCTTCACCGGGAATTAAAACTTGAAATGGTTGAACAGCAGTTGCATACTTAAATGTATATAAAACATTTCCAGTATTATCTGTTCCATCATAAAGAGTAAAAGTTCCTGCTGTTCCATTGCCTAAAAAAACAATGGATTTAAGTCTAGTTCTGCCAGTAAACAATTGAGCAGGAAAAGTCGTTGCGGTTGCCGACTTTACGTCATATTGCATTGTCATGATTAATCTCCTTCTAAAAAGGGGCCGAAGCCCCTATTGATTAATCAAAGTTACCGTAGGGGTAAGTTGTGGTTGTACCAATGTTGCCATCAACTTGTGTATAACGCACTGTCAAATACAAAGTACCTGCGGTTGGTGCTGGTGTTCCTGTACCTGTGATTGCCAAAGTCATCACCACTTGCGAGAATGTGGCTGGCTCAACTACGCCTGTTGGATTAGTAAAATCAACAGTGGTAGATTGGATAGCAGCCAACTGTGTACCAGTGAAAGTTGTGGAATAACGACCAGCAACCAACACGTTTGCAGTAGCGGTCAAAGTTACTGAACCGTACTGAGTGCCATTAAATTGATTGCCAATATTCACAACACCAGCAGTGATTGTGCTGCCACCTGTGATGCCTGTACCAATGTCAACAAAGAAGTCGTTGATCTGCGATCCTATGGGCAAATAGAATACTGCGCCACGATAGACTGTGGTGGAAGCATCAGCAGTGGGAGTTGCTGCAACTGGTGGATAAACTGAACTTGATGGAGAGTAAACAATTGCGTTTACGTTGGGGATCAAGTTGCCATTGACAAATTGACCACTTCCGCCAGCATAACCAGCGGTTCCATTGCCGCCTGTGTTGGCAAAGTTTAAGTCAACATTTTGTGTTAGATCAGTGTAACCTACGTTACGTACTGGGCCAAAACGTTGGTCGCCCGAAAGAATTGGGCCTGAAAATGTACTGCGTGCCATGATAAATCCTTATGCAAAAGCCTCTTGTCAATCGTTGCATCGTGACCCCTAGGCGGGCTGCCGACAAGAGAAAAATCCTAGATAGTCTGTTTATACCATTATGTTTAAACAACGTCAACGACTTTATTTGATTTTTTAAGGTTCTCTTCCTGAGTGATAACACGCAGATTCCAAGGCACATGAAGGCCGCATACAGATTCTGAAATGAGCGGAATAATGTGATCAACTACATAGCGCTGACCAGCTATTTTGGTAAGTTCTTGAGCTTTTAAGTACAGGTTTCGCATGGCCAGCTTTTGTTCTGGCGTAATCCACTTGGGGGTGGCATTTCGATGCCTACGTTTACGGACGCTAGTAAGAGCTTTATAGTACTCCGGATTATTTTCCTTATGTTTTAATTTATATTGGTTTACCTCTTCTTTTGGTCTTGCACTAGATCTGGCTTTTACAGCTTCTTTATTTCGTTCATAGTAACGCCGTCCTGCTTTTTTGGCGGCTTCAGACTTTGGCTTCTCCTTGCGTTTATCATTATCAATTACCCAGTCCTCTTTCATACACTCTACACATGATCCCTTGGTTTTGCGTAAAGCAATATGTCCACGAATACACGCTACTCCCGTAAAGTAATGCGTTGCCCCTATACGCTTTGCCTCAGCCCTGTTATTTGGATACTCCATATCATTCTCCTGGTTACGATACGAGCAATTATATGGCAAATAAAAAGGGCCTGCAAGAGGCCCTTTAAAAGTACTAATTTAATACTTTTAGTTTAGAAAGAACCGCTTGATCCCCAGATTCCCAATGGATCTGACCAACCAAACGAATACCTTTCACGTGCTTTGTATCGAACGTTCCCTGTATCAAAATCTCCGTCCATTGAATTTTGAAGAGGAGTACGTTCAAAGTGCTTCATGCCGTTAGGCACATCAGTGGTCAAGAACCATGCATTAACGTCAGTCAAGAAGTGATTCATTACATATCCTTCGGATATTGAACCGTTGTTCTCGATAGCATTAATATCATTGTTGTTTGTACCAACACGCAGTTTGGTTTCGAGCAAACGGGTTGCCACGAACTGGAGTGAAGGAGGAACAATCAACTTCTTGGGTTTAGCAGCGATCAAAAGACCACGCTCGTCCGTCCAAGCTGCGATCTGAATGACTGCGCTCTCTAGAGAGGTTTCATTCAAGTCAGCTTGAGTCGTTGGAGTGTTGGCGTTTGTACCGCCGTTCACCAATGGGTGAGCAGAGTTAAACAAAGACACGCCATCGCCACCAACATAGGCTGGGTTAAAGCCATTGTTGAGGACGGCAGCAGACTTGACTTGCTTGGTATAAGCCATAGCACGAGCCAAACCCTTTGTATAACGAGCGGCTAGGCTGTCATACAAGTTATCTTCAATCGCTTCTTCAGTGATTGAGAAACCAAGGGCAATGGTTTCGTGGTTATAGCGAGTTGTCCATGCCTCTTGAGCATTGTCATAAGCGATGGCTGAACCCTCGCCTTTGACTGGTGCTGCTGAGAAGCCAGACAATTTGGTCTCTTCTTCGAATGAACGCTCTGAGGTCTCTGTTTCGTAGATCTCTTTGTGTTCTTCGCCGTAACGTGCATACTCTAGACCGAACAATGCGTTCAAACCTGGGAGCAGTTCTTTTAACAGTTGCGCTCTTGAAATAGCCATGATTTAGCTCCTTAGACAGCAGTTGCAGTGTAATACTCGTGGATACCAAAGTTCAATTTGACTAGAACTTCAGGATACTGTGTAAACACTAAGGTTGATGAAGAGGCAAATGCGGTACTTGGAGCTGCGTTCAACACAACAGTAGTTGCGCCTGCTGAAGCTGCCGTAGCAACGTAAGAACCAGATTGGATAAGCTGACCATTGGCTGCAATAGATGCCACATCTGTTCCCACGGGGAGAGCAAATGGAATACCTGCTGCGGTTGTCACTGTAGCGGTTGAAATGCTAGAGTAAGTCGCTGTTCCCAAAGATTGTGCTGTATCTGCAACCAAACCAACCACACGAGCAACATAAGCAGAGCTTGTTGTAGCTGCGGGGATGATCAATCCGTTTGAGCTGTCGCCTGTGTTGAGGTTACCTGCGAGGTCAGAACCTTGCAAGTTTTGTCCAACTAGAGCATTGGCTGCGGAAGTCACAGTTGTTGAGCCAGAAGAAGCCACGATAGCTGCTTTGAAAACAGTATCAGGATCATCTGTAACGTAAGCTTGAATATCACCAGCTAGGGTACTAGCGGGATAATATTGGCTAAAACGTTTTTGCTTGGTCACTGGATCTGTATAAGTACAGCCCAAGAAAATACCAACCAAACCAGCAGCACCACCAGCGGTAGTGACAGCTTGACGGGTTACAAAACCACGTGCTAGGGCAACAAAGTCACCATAGAAAATGTTTGTTCCGTAGTTGTACTGGATAGGTAATAGACGAGTAGAACCCGCAAATACCTGTCCACCAATCAAATTGATTGGCTTTAGCCCGTAAGGGGCAGAGACAATTGGGTAAGCCATTTAAGGACTCCTTGTGAATTAAGTACCTGAACCGAAGGTAACCTTTGAACTTCTCTCTTTGAAAAGAGGCATTCTTGGGTCACTGTTTCTCATGAATGTATTGTCCACGGACTCCATCTGCGCTTTGTTTTGCGAGTTGTAATAAGCATCCCGCTGTTTCATAAACTCATCTGGAATTCTGCAAAGCAACAATCCACCGATCTCAATATTGCCTTTAAACTGACCGCTATGGGCTGCTTGGATCATCAGTTCTGGATATTCCTCCGCTTTCACGGGTTCCCATCCTTCTCTGAACTTAGAAGAAATGTTTTGAGGATCGTCTTTACCCATCATTGAGATACGAATGTATCGATGAGTCCAACCCGGTCTTGGGTCAGGCATGGGTAGAATCTCAGGCGCTCTCCACGATTGAGGACGTTGAAATTGATTGCGTGACTCGGTGTCACGACTTGCACGATTATCAGCCATTTGTATTTCTCCTTAGTTGAGCAACCTCACGAGCGTAGCGTTCCAATGGAATGCCCAGTCGCTTGGCAATGTTTACCTCTGACGCAGACAATGTGATTTTTTTAGGAGCCACACTTCTAGACGCAGAAGCGACATTTGATTTAGGGCGCTGCCTCGTATCAGCGGTTTCCTCAGACTCAAACTTATCCGGGAAAACTTGACGAATTCGACTATCTAAACGTTGATAGTATTCATCACTCTGCGGGTCAACGCCCGATTTAACCAGTTTTGTATGCACCGCTAGGGCTAAACTGGTCATTTCTTCATCCTGTCCAAACCAAGTGTTGTTACGTTGCCAACTTTCGGCTTTAGGATCTGCCTGCGGGTGACTAGGTTGTACTACTTTTGGAGCAGGTTGTAAAGGGGCAGGCTTAAAATTGTTAACTTTCTCAGCTTTTAAGGCTGCGTTGGTCAATTCTTTTTGAGCTTTTAGCAACGCTTCAGAGTCACCTTCCTCATACGCCTTCTTGTAAAGACGCTCTGCTTCAGCCATTTCGCTGGTTACATTGCGTTTTGCTTGGTCAATAAAGGCCGTTTGGCTCATATTTACCGTGTTTTTAAGCCGTTCATTCTCTTCATAAACAGCTTTTGCAAGGGCTAAAGCCTCTTCTCTTTCACGTAAAGCAGCCTCTTTTTGCCGTCTTTCTTCGTGATAACCCTTAGCAAACTCTCTTACTTTCTGGCTTTGTTGCTTTTTTGTATAGCCTTCTAGCTCTTCATCCGTGGGTTCCACGGGCGGAGAAGCCATAGGCGTACGATTACGATCTTCTTCTGGAGTATCGTCAACAATTTCAATCTCGGGTTCAGGTTCTACAACCTTACTACCTAGACGAGTTGGCTTTTCATCAGCCTCATCGGGGAATGTAAATTCAACTTGGTCTACCATGATGCCTCCTTATGATGCTCTGCTGATACCACGGGGATCTTGAACCACAGCTTCTACGGAATCATCGTTGATGATCCTGAATTCTTTGCCATGAATCTTGAGTCGTGTACCTGTATTGGGTCTAACGATAACGAAATCGCCAACCTTACAGGATGGGCCAGACGGAAATCTGGTTGGATCTTTGTAAGCATCTGGGCCAAGTTTCACTACAAATAGTACTGGCGAAAGCACTTCTTCATAGTGGATAGACTGACTGGATTTCACAATACCGCTTTCATATTCTTCATCAATCTCGGGTAAGACTGTTAAAATTTGAAAACGAACTGGATCAGGCAATTGTCTTGCCTTGTCTTCTGCGTTGTCTGGGAGGGTAGTCGTTGCCGCCCCATCGCTGATTAAAAGATCACTCATCGTTGATTTGCTCCATTTTTCGTAAGAGGTCAGTGATTAAATTCTGTGCGTACAAGAGACCCCTAATCTGGCCGCACATATCTCGGTAAGCAGGGAAATCCGCAGCTCCCCCGTCACCTAGACTCATTGAGAGGGAACGTTCCTTCTCTCGTAATTCGGATAGCAAATGCTTGAGTATCTTTTCTTCCATTATTTACTCCGTTTAAACAACTCAGTCTGTACCCTTTGATTTGCTTGTCTTGCCTGCTCTTGGAGTTTCATGATCTCCATTTGCATCATTTGCTGGTCTTTCTTCAACTGAATCTCGGTCTGAGATTGAACTCTTTGTGATTCAGACTGCGCTTGTAGTTGATTCCTTTGTTGTTCAATTTGGATTCTTTGTTGTTCCAACTGAAGCTTTGCCTGCGCCAATTGACTATCAGACTGCATCTTTTGGGATTTACTCTGCAATTCTTGTTGCTTGAGTTGTAGCTCTTGTTGTTGCATTTGGATCAATGGATCCTGCGCTTGTTGTTGAGCCTGAGCCTGCGCTGCTTTGGATTGATTTAACTGTAGAAGCTGGGTACTTGCCTGAGCAACCAATCTTGACAACTGCACCTCTGTCTGGGGTGGTAGATCCTCCCCGGGCGCAGGTAAAGCCACGCCCACCTGATCTTCTAGCTGTTGCCTATACTGGAAGGCTAAATGGTCTGCAATATGAGCCATGACCGCAGCTTGCATTTGCTGTGCCATTGGGTTTTGACCCATCTGTGCCGCAATAGAAGGATCTTGCATAAAGGTTGTATGCACTGCAATATGGGCATCATGATCTTGATACATGAAGGCTTTAGTGGGTTCTCCTTTGAGGAATCCCATGTTTTCGCTGACGGGATCTTTTGGCATCTCATCATCTTCTGTTAATACCAACTTCTCGCCGTTCTTAACGCCCAATACTTCAATCATCTGTCTATGGAGATTGGGTAAATTGTAGATCTGTGGTGCGCCTTGGGCCAATTGCATAATGGCCTGATACTGCATGATCCTCTGCGCCATTGTTGAAGAGTTTGGATCAGATACTGGGATTACATCCACCATTTCATAATCTTCCCGGCTGGCAAAATGATCGCCATGCTCAGGATCAAACTCTTCTTTTGATGGTGCGTACTCGGCAATGATGTTCTTTAAGAGTTTAAACTCTTGTTTCATCGAGTAGTGGACACGTGCCTGCACAGCAGACATGGTCTTCAGGGTACGCTCTAAAAGAGCTAGGGTTGTACCTACAGGTGCATTGGCCGACATATCAGAGATCTGAAGATCTCCGATAGAACCCAATCTGCGTCCTTCATCTGTAATCTGATTTAACAGAGTTAACAGGGTCGCAGACGGCTCCTTATATGGTAGCGGCATGATATTGTCTTTAATGGCTCCGCTGGGTACGTCCACATCTCTAAATTCACCGGGAGCGATGGGCGTGTCATCACCCTTAATTCTTGCGCCACGGGTTTTAAGTCCGCCGGGCAAATTAGACAATGTCCCTGAATCCACCAATTGACGAATAAGGGAAGTGCCAGCACGAGCGTAGCCACCAATAATATGAATAAGGCCCAAGCCATAAAAGCCAAAACCTGGAATGTAACAATAATCAACAAAGTGCTGACGAGGGAGTTTTTTATCATCATCTTCCTTCCAGTTTCTATAGATAGAAAGTACTTTACCTGTCCCACGATCTATGGTGATCACATAAGGAACTGCAATGCCTGACGGCTCTCCATTCTCATCTAACTCTTCTAATCCATCGATGTCCCAGTCTGTGCAGATTTCAAGGAACTGATAGCGATCATCATCAAGAGCTTTGTAGCCTTGCTGGTTGGCTTTCTTCTTTTCAATGTCAGACATGATGTTTTGGGGTTCACCCAAATCAACATTCCTGTAAAACCCTGTTGCTTGTAGTTTCTTGAGTTCATTCTTGGTTTTCCGCATGACGTGCGTCACACGCTCTGTGGTTCTAAGACTTGATGCGCCGTATGGAACAATGATATCTTCTGCGGTGACATAGATAGATACCTGTCTGCCCAGTACAGGGTCATCATAAACCTTCTTAAAGCCAGATCCAGATAACCCTAAACCAAATAACATTCTTTCATGTTCTGGTCTAAATTCTGGCATCTTTTCGGTAATCTTGTAGTTCATGTCCTCTTCGACACGAGCGGCAGCATCATCTTTCTCTTTGGTGGTCGTTCCAAAGATTTCAGTCTTTACAGGCCCGGCAGCAGGGAATGATTCCATGATTGACTCAGCCTGGAACCTAATTGCAGCTTCCGTTAAAACTGTTGAATAGACCCCACAAGCTCCATTCCAAGGCTCAGTACGTTCTTCATATTTCAAACCCAATACCTCAAGGCCTTTGACATAAGACTCTGCCCAATCTGAACGGCTATTGATGTCTGCATCTACCAAAGCGATAAGCTCTGAACCGATAGACTGTAGAGTTCTCTCATCTAAAACTTCGGCTAAGTTTTGGTTGAAGTCCCCACCCAAGTCCTGTCCGGGTTCTAAGGTAATTTCCACATCTTCTGTATCAATGGTTACCGAGTCAGGGTTCTCAATTTCAATTTCTAAGTCTGGTTCAGAGGCAATGCCTTGTGAATATAAAGCTTTGTCGATAGTCATCAGTAGTACTCCAATTTACGTCTGTAATAGATAGGTTCATCTTCTTCATCTGAGTCGATGGAGATAAACCCTCCTTGTCTGAAACGCAACAAAGCTTGAGAACTGGAGTCAACCAAGTCGTCATGATCTCCGTTGGGGAATGCGGCCAGCTCTTCCATGACCTCATCAGCCCATCTTGTGTCTGGACACCATACTGCGCCGGATGCAAACAAGTCCGATATTGCGTTTACACGTGCTATCTTATCGCTTCCTTTGCTCGGTGTATACTCAGAAAGCGGGATTCCCATCTTTCTTAACTCATAGATTAACGGCGCTCCTGCGGCTTTCTTTTCAACAATCAAGGTATCCGGGTTCCACTGTTTAAACATCTCAAGAGCCTTCTTTTTAAGATCTGGGAACTCCATCCTCTCTTTAAACGCATCCAACATGATGATATTGGCCTTAGAAACACCTTGGGCGTTGGGATGGTAGAAGACTCCCCACGTTGTACAGGCTGAGAAGTCGGCCCTGTTGTTTTTTTCAAAGGCCGTGTCCCAAGATTGGATGATGTAATCACATGCCGGGGGATATTCATCTGGCCATATCTTCCACATATCCCTTTTAATGATCGCACCTTCCTCTGAGGTGGGGTTTTGTTGATACTGCGCTTCCCATTTAGATACTGGAAGTTCAGATCTAAGGCTTTCTAAGGCTTCTTTAGACCAAAATCCCGGCCAAAGAGGGGTTCCTGACGGCAAAATAGCAGGAAAATCAATGATTTCCCACTGATCTACCCCTTCTTTTGCCTGATTTTTAAGAATTTGTCCTGTTAAATCCCTCTTAGACCAACGAGTCATCACAATAATGATGGCTCCTCCAGGCTGTAAACGCTGCCGAGGGCCAGATGTGTACCACTCATACACCTGATCAAAGACCGCAGGGTTGCCTTGCTTGGCTTCCTGCTCCGAATGAGGGTCATCTATGATTAAAAGATCAGCCCCTTTACCTGTAACAGCGCCGCCAACACCGATAGCAAAGTAATCACCACCCATGTGAGTGTTCCATCTTCCAGCAGCCTTACTATCTGACGATAACTTTGTATCAAATACTCTTCCATAAACATCCGATGAAACAAGATTCCTTACCTTCCGCCCAAAGCCTACGGCTAATTCTGCGGTGTGAGCTGTCTGTATAATTTTCTTTTCTGGAAACTTACCCAAAAACCATGAAGGCAATAAAAAAGAAGCAAACTCTGACTTGGTATGCCTAGGAGGCATATTGATAATCAACCTCTTAAGACTTCCGGCGGCTACACGCTCAAAAGCATCAGCCATAATCTGATGATGTTTACCTGATATAAACACAGGCCACATCTGAGAAGCAAAGAATATAAAAGACTCACGGCATCTTTCTACCCTGTCATATTCTAACAACTGCCTAATCTTGTTCTGCTCATTCTCATCTACCCTATCCACTATGGATAGGTAATCGGCTATCTCTTGCTTGGTTAGCAATGTCATAAAGCAGCCACGGCCTTTACAGATCTGTCCGTCACCCTAATGCTTCTTGCCTTATGAGGTTTCATGGCTATCTTGCCTTCGTCTATCAATTTATGTACCACCCTATGTATATTGGACTTAGATTGTTTATTAACTCCACGGGCTATTACAGAATAAGACGGCGCTACACCATGCAACTTAATGTAGGCTTTAATGAAATCTAATATGAGCTGATCTTTCTCAGTCATAAATCCTCACATTTCATGCTCATCATCGCTTTGCTCCTGTTTAAACAATCAGTAGTTTAAACGTATTACAGAACGTTCACAAGACCTTTTTAAAAATATATATACCCCCGGGGTATTGAAATGGGATTTGGGATGAGAACGTTCTATTTGAGGGGGTGGGGTATTTGTTTGTGGGGATTAGAGCGTACAGGCTGGCAGGGTGGTCGCTGCCC